CCCCTCCTGATAAAATTAAAAAAAAAATAGGGTAGGGGGGGTTTTATTTAAAAAAATACCCTAACTTCCCTAACTTCCCTAACTCAATCTATTATTAAGGATATTTTAGGGGTTTTTATAAAATATAGGTATTATATAATTATAAATGTTGTATGAGGTTGTTAAACTTCCTAATAAAAAATTTAGCGTAATTAATAAAGTTACTAAGTATAATTTTATACCGGAAGGCACTACTAAAAAAAATGCTAATTTGAAATTAAAATCGTTATATAAACATTTAGAGGATTTAGAAGGGGGAGTTAGGGTTTATAAAGGAAAAAAATATAAAACCGAAGATGACGACGATGACGACGATATTATTTATGACGCTATGAGCGACGATGATTTACAAAAATATTTTCCAAATGCTAAAATAGTTAAGTATAATGAAATACCAAGAGGGGTTAGCGTTGAAGAGTGGTTAAAAGTTGGAGAGGTTATTTATATTTTGTATGAAAGTTCTTTAAATGTAGGACACTGGGTTAGTTTAGCAAGAAGTCAAGACGCTATTTATTATTTTGATAGTTACGGTAATAAACCCGATGTGCCTTTATCGTGGAATAGTGCCGAGCAAAATGTAGAATTACAACAAGAAGAACCTATTTTAACGAAAATGTTTAGCATTACTAAAACCCCTGTTTATTATAACGATTATGATTATCAAGATAAAGATGATAAAAATGTAGCAACCTGTGGTCGTTGGGCGACTGCTTTTTTAACTCATTTTAAAAAATATAAAGGAGATTTAAAAAGTTTTAAAAAGGAGACATTAAAAAGAGCAAATGGTAGAGATTTAGACGAATTTATATCTAAAATTTACGATGAGTAACTTTTTTTTATTTTTATTAAATTAAAATATCATAAAAATAAAATATAATATTATATTATAAAAGATGTCTCAGGATTTCCAAAAGGTTTTAGTCAAAGATGATAGACTTATGGTTACTGACGCTGTCCGTTATGCCGTTATTAAGGGAGGTGCTAATATGACATGCTCTCAATATAGCGCTATCGGTTCATCGCCTTTTACAAGCAATATTAACTTTAACATTCAAGTCCCCTCACAAGAGACTATCGTTTCTCGTCAAGCACTTCTCCGTATGAAGTTGAGGTTTAAGATTACCGCTACTCCTGCGAATGATGGTGAGAGTATTTTTGATTATGGAAATACCGATGGGTTTGCCCCTTTTCCATTTCACCAACTCGTTAATTCGGCACAATGGACTATTAACAACAACACTATCTCACAGAATACCCGTGATATTTTAGCGGTTCTTACTCGTATTCACGATAAGCGTTACCTCCACCGCTATAATGGTATGACCCCTACGATGTTTGATAGTTATGGTGATTACGCTACTATTCCTACCGGCGCTTTGAACCACCCTCACGGAGGTTTTAACCGATTGTCTATGGATAACGACCTCGCCCCTCGCGCAACTCTTCCTCTCAGTTTCGTCGGCGGTAATGCTATTCCCGGAAAAGGAAATACTGGAAATGTTACTTATGATGTTGAACTTACTGAACCCGTTATGGTATCTCCTTTTATCTTCGCTGGTGATGAAGGGCAGGGTATTTATGGTATCCAAAACCTTAACGCCGTGTATAATTTAGCGTCTTCTAACATCACTACCGCTATTCGTATTGCTAACCTCGCTGGTCGTTTTGAGGGTGCCCCTGTTGTTACTATGGAAGGCATCTATGACCCTACTTTGCTTCTTCAATACCTTACTCCTCACCCGAGCGACCTTATGCCGTCTCGTAATGTCGTGCCTTACTACGAACTCCCCCGCTTTGTTTCGTCGGTTGGAACTATTAACACCGGTGCTTCCGCCACCATCAGTTCGTCTTCCCTCCAACTTAACCAAATCCCCGATAAGATTTATATTGCCGTTACTAAGGCAGTTGATAGTCGTTTAGTTACTGACGCTGATGCCTTTATGGCGGTTCAATCCATTTCTCTTAACTGGAATAACTCTGCTGGTCTTCTGTCGTCTGCTACTCCTCAGGATTTATGGCGTATGTCTGTTGAAAATGGTATCAATATGTCGTGGGTTGAGTTTAGCGGTTCTGCTGGTGGGGGTTCTGTTACTCCGGTTCAAACTTGCGGTTCGGTTCTTTGCTTGGAATTCGGTAAGGATATAGAACTTAAAGACGATTATTACGCTCCGGGGTCTCTTGGTAACTTCCAACTCCAATTTACGCTGGTCGTTAAGAATACTGGTGTTGCTAACGCTACCAATCTCCAACTCCTCACCATCGTCCAAAATAGCGGTGTGTTTTCTTTGGAGCGTGGTGTTGCCTCATCTTATCTTGGTATTCTTACTAAGAGTGATGTTCTTGAAGCGTCCCGAGGTGTTGCTATCCCTTACAGCGATGCTGTCCGTATGGTCGGTGGTGGTAAGGCAGGCGATTTCTTTAAAAAACTTGGTTCTAAAATCGCTGACGCAGGAAAACCACTTGTTACAGAAATTGGAAAAGAATTGTTGCCTGTTGCTAAGGACGCTATTGTAGGTATGGTTAAAGGTAAGATTTCGGGTAAGGGCGTAACTGGCGCTGGAAAAAAGCGTGATATGGGCGCTTTGGAAGACCGAATGTATTAAATCATAAATTTAAAAAAAAATAATAATAAAAATAATAATTAATTTATTATAAAACTTAAATTAATTATTTGTATAATTTAAAATAAACCATGCTCGGTTAGTCAGGTTAGTCAGGTTAGCGTATTTTTTCAATCCCTTAAAACCCCTTCCTAATAAAAATAAAAAAAAAATACCCTAAGGGGGGGTTTATTAAAAAAAATACCCTAACTTCCCTAACTTCCCTAACTCAACCTATTATTAAGGAGGTTTATAAGGGGTTTAAGCAACTTTAATTCGTAATGCTTGATTATTACCAATTCCAGAACGCCAAACATCACCTACGGATAAACCAGCGGGTTCAATATCCAAAGACCCTCCGGTTCCAATAGGTATTTTTGTAATATCTAAGTTTAATGCCCGACTGATTGTTGTTTTAGTTGAAGTTTGAGTAAAACCAGTTGAAGCATTATTATCAATTACAATATTATCCGTTAAATCATCGGTTTTTAGTTTTAAATTATGTCCTACGCTTCTTGATGAAAGTTCGTTAGATGTTATAACACCATCTACATCTAAATCATTATTTAAAAAACTTACATTTTTAGATACAACATTCCAATCCGCCGTGTTTCCACTCCATACCAACAAACACCCTTCTCCTACATTTTTAAGAGTTACCGGTTCGCTTACATTAGAAGTAAGGGTTGCTGTATAACTCGTATTTGCTTTATGTAAATTTAATATTTTAATTTGTCCGTCAGCAGTTCCATTATTGATTGTTGCTGTAATATTTCCGGAAGTGGTATCTAATTTCGTAATTAAGCGGACGCTGTCTATGACTGGACTTCCAGCAGTAAGAGATTGTGAGACACCACCTATTATTGCTTGTTTAAAAGTTGTCTTTCCATCCATTTCAGTTGAAGCATTTGATTTAATCGTAACCGCTGTTACTGGTGTTCCTCCGCTGTTTGACTGTATATTTAAATCTTGGTCTTGAACTCCTTTAATGTCGCCTCCTACTATAATATTATCTACTACTTGGTCGCCAGTAAAAGTGTTTCCACCAGCGAGGTTTGCCTTCAACGCTAAGTCAGCGTGAGTAGGTATATTAACATTATTTATTTTGTAATTTTTACCAGTAGCAATATTAACATCACCATTAATCTCTTGGTCTCCTGTAAAAGTATTACCACCAGCGAGATTTGCTTTATCGTCCAACGCCTCTTGTGTTGCGTCATTTATGAAATTTACATCAGCACCAGTATATTCATTTCCTAAATTGCTACTCATTATATATATTATAATATTATAAAAAATATAATAAATTTTATAATTAATTTTTTTTATAATTAATTTTTAGACATCACAGCAGATAAATATGTTACATCACATTCTACAAAACATATCAACCCAACATAGCGACAACCAATATTGCTCCGCTGAAATGCGAACTGCCAGTTTGTTCCAATTTTATAAAAAGAGCAATATGTTCCATCACTCGTAAAAGCACTTCCATCGTGCGAATAAAACATACCAATTTTAGGGGTGGTCTTTACAGAAGCATCTAATTTACCACGAAATAAAACATTTCTGTATCTGTCTTCACCAGTTCCTAAATCCACTGTGGCGTTCATTCCACTACCACTTACGAATGAAGTAGTGGGGTCTCCTTCTTGGATAAAAACGATTTCACTTGACGCTTTATTAGCATTAATTTCTAATTTATTCATATCTTCAACAACAACTTTTCCATCAACATCGGTTTTAACAATAATTCTATCTATTCCATCGCTACTACCATAAACAGCAACCCCGTCGTCTGATGGCGCTAAGTCATCAATAGTAACTTCGGCATCAACTCGTAATCTATTAGTAATGTCGTTTATTGTTACAGCACCTGTTGTTATTGTCCCGTCGCTACGAGTTACATAACTACCATCGTCGTTTGTTTTAAAACCACCGGATAAAACACTATCGTATAAATATTGTTGAGAGGGTCTTGTGGATACGAGTTTTGATGTAAAAAAAACTTCATTATCGTTAATAGCGTCGGTATTTCGTAAAGTAATTCTAAAAAAAGGGTATGCTATATCCACAAATATATTTGGAGGATTGGTAGTAGTTGATAAAGGTTCGCTTCCTGTCCCCTCTATCATAATTTCTCGTATTTGACCCTTTTTCGTAACTAAGTCACCATTTCCATCAACTTCATTAGTAGAAGAAAATTCTACATTTACACTTAATTCTCGCGAATTAACCATGCTTACTTCTAAATGAGGGTATTGTGCTGTGCTTACAATAGGAAAAACAATACTTCCGCCAACCGGTATCGTTCCTGTGAAAGCATTAGTATCAATTATTTTACTTGGAGTTGTTGATGATGCTTGTGCCGTATTAAAAGAAGTAATTGAAGACATCGTATATAATACACTAATATAAAATTATTTTTTGTTTTATATAATATATCTCTAAATTATTATAATTCTTCTTCCCCCTCTTCCTCGCTTATTTCTTCTTCGTAACCTTGACCCCTTAATCTGCTTATAATACCTGCTAAATCAGTTACGGGTTTGCTAATTGTTTTAATTAATTTATTTTTTTGTAATAACTTTGCTATATCTTGGTGTATAAATTTATCGTATTTAGAATTGTATAAATTATTAGCACTCAACACAATTTTCATAAAATCTTGACAATTATTTTTAAAAGCGTCATACTGAAAATATTGTTTTTTAGATACGCTATTTTCTGCTGTTTTTAAAAACTCTATTAATGTTTTATTAAACCCCGATGGTAGGTTTATAACCATCATCTCACTCTTATCGTTTATTTTAAAAGAAGTTGTAATATTAAGAACTTCATTTTTTTCAATAACGACTGAGTGCGTTGAGTTATCATCACATTTAACATCTGCTATTAACGCTGTATGAAATAAAGTATCGTAACCTCCATGCTTCTTAGGGTTCCATTTTCCAAACGATATTATTTTAAGCATTACATCAATATTTCTTTTTAATGGTGTCCTCATAATTTTTAAACTTTCAATATTACAATCTCCATACTGGTTTATCGTTTCAGTTGATTTATTGTTGTATTTTGTTGCCGGTGAAAAAATATGTTTAATAGAACTTATAATGCCTCCGCCTTCAAAATTGTTAAGAGTGTGCGCTTTTACTGACTGAACCGAAGCAACAGCATCTAATTTACTTAATCCTTTTTGTTTTCTAACCTCACCGATTTTAGAATACTTACCGATTAAATTAAACAACGGGTCATTTTCCATATAAATTCTATAATTTCTTTTGCTATTAAATGCTCTTTTTTCAACGGCGGGATTATAACTTACACCGCTTTTTAAGTAACCTTTTTCAATAAATAAATCTAATATTGCCCCTCCTAACGAATGACCTACACCATAATATTTATCTTTTGGATTTTCTTTTAAAACCTCATTCATTACTTTTAAATCTTCAATAAATCGTGTTGATTTTTCTAAATTTCCTCGTGCTATTTTCATATCAGCATAAACATCTCTACCATCTGCCGTTCCTCTTATAGCAACAATAATAACATTACCTTTTTTATAAAATTTTAAAGTTTTTGTTTCTTTTATTAAAGTCCAACCATCAATTATTTTAGCAGGGTTTATATCATAAGAAGCGTCCGCCATCTTAATCAATAAACTTTTAGGAGGTATTCCGTATGGATAAGGAGTGCTTACATCAGGTTTAGTCCAACCCTTAGGTTTAAACATAAAAGACGAGAGAGTATTTAGAGCATAACGACCTATTCCGTCACCTTCTAATTCTTTTACTACAAATTTTATATTTTCTTCGTTATACATTATTATATATATACAACTATAAAATATATTATGTTGATATAATATAATTACAAACAAAATGTCTAATGGTAATTTATCAGTTAATAGTGTGTTTGGTCGTCCTATTGCTAAAATAGGAAAAAAAGTTATTAAGGTTATTGGTAATCAAGACGAGATTAATGAGAATGAAATTCCAGTTACAAATAAATTAGTTTTGCCGAAAAATGAAAATATGAAGTTTCAACAAGTTCCGGACGAGACGAGGGAGCGCGATATACTTTACATCACGGGACCAAGTGGTTCAGGTAAATCTACTTATGTTGTGTCTTATCTTAATGAGTATAAAAGGAAGTATAAACGCCGTCCTATTTTTGTTTTATCGTCATTAAAAGAAGACGAGACATTAGATAAAATAAGTGGATTAAAAAGAATTAAATTAGACGATAAAATGTGGAGCGACCCCTTAGAAGCAGAAATGTTTGAAGAGAGTTGTGTTGTTGCCGACGATGTTGATGTTATAAGCGATAAAAAAATAAGAGAAGCAGTTATTATATTAATAAACCAAATATTAGAGATTGGAAGGCATTTTAAAATAACTCTTATTATGACGAACCATTTAGCGACAGCAGGAAGAGATACAAGGCGTATTTTAAATGAAGCACATTCAGTTACTTATTTTCCTCATTCAGGTTCGTCTCACGGCATTAAGTATCTTTTAACCGAGTATTGTGGTATAGATAAAAAAGATATGAAAATAGCAAAGCAGTCAGGAAGTCGTTGGACGACAATTTTTAAAAATTATCCGTGTGTAATGATGACCGAGAAAATGATATGGCAACCCGACCAAGATGACGATTAAAATTAATATATTATTATGTAGTATTATTATATAATAATAATGAACGACAAAGATACGCTTACAACTATTAATAATCTTTTTAATGAGAATAAAATTAAAGATTTAAAAGGGTTTATTAAGCAACGCTCGTGTCTTAATACCGGCAATCAATACTTAACTTATTTATTTTATTTATTTCAAACATGCGGGGTATTTTCTGTTTCAATCGGTCAAGCATACTCAAATCCTTATCTTAGTTGGACGGGTGTTGGTTTAAATTCGTTAGCGAGTTTCATTTACATTATCATAAATTCTAATTCAAAAATTAACAATCAGTTACTTAATAACATACAACTCATTAAAGATAATAAGTATATAGACGAATGTGTTATAGACGGATTACAGGAGAAAAAGGAAGTTAAAGTAAATACTGATGTTGAAGTATAAACGCCCCTTAGTAATAATTAAGTTAGGGAAGTTAGGGAAGTTAGCGTATTTTTTTTAATAACCACCCCCCTTAGGGTATTTTTTTTTTTTTTTCTGTAAGGGGGGGTAAAAAGCGATTGGAAAAATACCCTAACCTGCCTAACCTGCCTAACCGCTTAAAGAGGTCTCTTTTCATTTGTTAAATTTCCGTTGTTTTTTCTGTAAAAATTTCTAATCCATTTAACGAAGAACACGAGGGGGATGTTGGTGTATGGTTATCTTTTTTCTTTTTTAATGTTTCTATCTTTGCTCTATTTTTATCTATTTTACTCATTAATTTTTCTAATTCTTTATCTATGTTATTTTCGTGACAATCGCTCTTAATACATAAACAATCACATTTTTTAATATGACTTTCCTTTACAAAATGACCTAACCCTGCTATTACAGATAATATTAATGCTATTGTTGTTTCTACCGCCATTTGTATATATAATTACATCACATAAAAAAAAGTGATAATATCACCTTTATTTTTTTTTTAATCGTTTATTTGCTTACTATCTTTCAGCATTTAGTTTTTTTCAGGGCAACAATTTTCGTATAAGTCATAATCTCCGTAAAATGTCCGGCATTTACACCCGAATTCAACATTATAACCCTTTAAATTCCACACGGTTTTAAACAACAAAGGGTCATCGGTTTTCATAAAATTAGGTAATGTATCGTTAAACTCGTCGCCTACAAATCCCCAAATTTTAAGGGGTTTAGGTTTATCCTCTTCCTCTTCAATAATAGCACCCTTCTTTTTTTTGTATATTCTTTGTTTTTTAGGTTTCGGTTCTTCCTCCTTCTCCTTCGGTTCTTCCTCCTTCTTCTTCGGTTCTTCCTCCTTCTTCTTCGGTTCTGCCTTCTTCTTCTTTGGTTCTTCCTTTTTCTTTGGTTCTTCCTTTTTCTTTGGTTCTTCCTTTTTCTTTGGTTCTGCCTTCTTCTTTTTTTCTTCCAAAATTTTCTGTTGGCGTTCGTAGCGCTCCAACCACCCTTTCCAAACCTCGCCATCTTCCTTATCATAATCAGCGGTCATCAACCACTTTACTCGTTGATTGTAATTCATTTTAAAAGCAACAGAATTTTCACAACCATTATCTACCATAACAAATCTCAATTCCTTACGCTTAATGCCGGTAAAATAACCTTCTACTTTTTTTTGTCCTATGTTAGTCGTTTTTAAAACTTCATCTTCACCTTCTTCATCGCCTTCTATTTTATAACCCTTCTTTAAACTCTTCATACTAAAATATTGGTTTCTGTAACTTTCGTCGTAAGGGAGATTAGGGTTTTTATAATTTAGTTTATATAATGTTTTAATAGCAACCCTCTTACCATTACTAATCGTCATAAAAGTTTTAATATCACACATATCATTACAATACTGATAATAATATTGTAATAAACCGCCGTTTTTTTTAATACGCTGTTGGATTTCTTCTGCCTTTTTTTGTATATCACTCAATATAGGTTTTAAAACACTTGATACAACCTCTTCAACAGGTTTAACCTCTTCAACAGGTTCAACATCTTCAACAGGTTCAACCTCTTCAACAGGTTTAACCTCTTCAACCGGTTTATTAACCTTTAATTTTCTTTTGGTGATTTTTGTTTTTTTAATGATAGATTGTTGTTGTTGTTCTTGTTGTTCTTGTTGTTCTTGTTGTTCTTGTTGGTTATCCATTTTATAATAAGTTATTCGTTGTCTTGGGTTATTACTTAGAACTTAAACGAAAATGCGTTTCAATTTTTTGACGCTCTCACACAATTCTTAAAATTTTTTTTCGTTTTTTTAATCGGTTGCTCCGCCGTTAATTGTAATAAGTTATTCGTTGTCTTGGGTTACTCTTAGAACCTAACCGAAAAAGCGTTTCAATTTTTTGACGCTCTCACACAATT